AGTTTCGCTGTTGAAACTGATTCCAACAGTTGACTCATAACTTCACTCTTGTCTTTGCCCAATGGTTTGAGCATCTCAGCCATCTTCTCCTTGCGTTCCATCAAGTCCGCTTGTCTTCTGGCTTCCGCCTCTTTGGACTCAATCACCGCTTGTTTCTCTTCGATGACTTTCTCAGCGTCTTTTAATTTAAGTGTGGTTTCATCCACAACTTTCATTAACTTCGAAGTTTCAGATTTCTCATTTAAGTAAGAATTCTGGTACTCTGAAGCGAACGCCTCGAATATTTTCTTGCCGAAGTTGACTTCTCTGGCCGCTGTGATGTCTTCCTTCAGAGATTTCAACTCTTCAGCAAGTTTCTTGTTTACAGCAGACTCTACAACTTTAGCAGATCTTGTAATGAAAGCCTCTTTCATCTTGGCCATTTGTTTCTTGGCTTCGGCTACTAGTTTGACTTTCGTTTCAACGACACCTTTTTTGTCTTCATGGAACTCTTTGATTTCTTTTGCAAGAGCGTTTACTACGAACTCTTCCATTTTCTTGAAGTTTTCATGAACACCTTTCCTGTCGCTGTGTAGTTCTTTTAACTCTTCTGATAATTTAGAAAGTATAAAGTTTTCTAATTTAGCAGAGTGTTTGCCCACGTTTTCTTTGTAGGCGATTTTTTCTTGTGCAAGTGCTTTTCTGTCTTCCACGAACTTGGTGATCTCTTCAGATAATTTCTCAGACATCATCTTGTCGATCGCTTCGATCATGTTTGCCTTGTCGTGTTCGTATCTTTTCGCGAACTCTTCTCTTAACTCAGCACCCACTTGCTCTTTGTTCTCTTTGATTTTGTTGTCCCAAGCCTCTTGGATGCTGTTCCTTACATCTTCTGAGATTGCGCCCGATTCAACTAGTTTTGATATTGCATCTATCATTTTATTTCAGGTCCTTTATTATGTTTGTTAAAGCATCTTTCAGATACTTCTGTGCTTTTGGGTCATTTCTAACTTCAGCCGCCAAACCTTTCGCCATGTTTCCACCTCTTGTATTCATTAGGTGTTCATATATTGGCGTTGGGTAAGCACCTGGTGCCGAAGGTTGGGCCACAACATCTACTGTGATGATCTCGAAGTCTGAAACTTCGCCGCTTCCGTATTCGTTCATGTTTCCAGAACCTCTACTTGAAACGCCTAGTTTCACACCTGATTCCAACATAGTTTTGACAAGTTGGCCCATCGGTGTTGGTAGGATTTTCATCTTACCATATCCATTTGGTCCGTCCATCCACATTTCTGTGATCATGTGAGACACACGGTCCAAATTAATCTTTAAATCATCTGGGTGATCTACTTCACCTAAAACGGAATATCCAGAACTGATCTGATCATTCAGTGTTTTTGTCGCTTTCGCGATTTCTTGCACTGGGTAGATCCTCTGATTAGCGTTCTTGATCCCACCTTGGATACAGATGCCCTTCATGTACAAATCCTTACCGTCTTTTCCCTCGTGTAAGACCTGTACCCTGGCCTGATCAAAAGTTAGATTTTCCCTTAGGTATAGTGAACTCATCCAATGACCTCCTTCTTAAATCAACAATTACTTAGAAGCAACTGGTGATTTTGCTGATTTGTCTGACTTGTCGGCGTTGTCAGCCTTAACTTCTTTTTTCATTGAAGTAGACTTGTCTTTTCCGCCTGTGTTTTCAAAGTCACCTGCCATTTTTTGTGCAGTTGGAGCCGGTCTTCCTTTTTCTTCTGCTCCGCCTTTAGCGATGTTGTCACCACCTTTTGGCATTTTGCTTCCTGCATCTTTTACTGGAGATGATTTTGAGTCAGCGTGGTCGGCGTTGTCAGCAGACTTTTGGATTTTGTATTCTTTTACAGTTTCCTTAGTCGCTTCTTTGCTTTCCATTTCAACTTCTGGAGTTAACTCTGGTGCAACTTCTGGTGCTAGAGATTCGTCTTCTTTCTCTTCTTCACCGTCTTTCTTGCCCATCATTGCTTCGAATTCTGCTTTTAATTCATCTAAAGCGTCTTCCAAGTCAACAACTCTGTCTTCCATGTCTTCTTCGCCTTTGTCAGCGTCCATGTCTGCTGGCATTTCTTCACCGTTGTCTGCATCCATTTCGCCTTCTTCTTCAGAAGAGATGTCTTTAACCAATTCGTCAGTTGCGTCACCGCCTACTTCTTCGATTGATTCTTCTTCAGTTGTTTCTGATTCTTTTGCTTCGTCTTCTAACTCAACAACTTCATCAACTTGTTCGTCTTTAGACTCATCAGAAGTTTCTTCAACTTTGTCATCTTTTGCTTCTTCTGTAGTTTCTTCTACTTTCTCTTCAGTAGTTTCTTCTACTTTTGCTTCCTCAGATGCTTCAGTTTCTTTAACTTCTTCGTCTTTTGATTCAGCAGTTACTTCTTCGTCTGCTAGGTTCTCGTAGATATCTCTAGATTTTTCAACTACGATTTCGTGGAATAAAGCCTCTGCTTTATCGTTTTCTTCGTTTATCAGTAACTCTAATAAACTCTCAAATTTATTATTTGACATTTTACACGTGCTCCTTTGTATTATAGTCGATTTGTACTTATAAGTGTTTGTATTTAAGAATAATGCGTAAAAACGGTGGTGTAATTGGTGCTAAAAGGCGTCTTTTTGCTATATTTTTAATTGTAGGTCGAACTTTGCTAGGAATTCCTCTGTGGTGGGATGATCTATGTTCTTGTTCCACTCTAGATCCTTGGGTTTGAACCAGCCTGTGGGTATCACGCGATGGAATTTAACGTCCTTGAAGTCCTGTAGGCAACGCTTGGTCTGGTTCATCCAGTTGCCGTAGAAGGTGGCCTCGTCTTTTTTCCTTTTGTAGTTTCTGGAATCACCAAACAAGTTGTTCAGTGTGAACCTGTTTCCGTCTTTGTGTCCTTGATAGTCGAAACCCAGTATGTATATGTCCTTGAATCCTTTGTCACACGCCATTCTCAGTGCTGTGGGACCGCTTGACCAACCCAGGCTGGGTTTGAACCATTGCACATGATCTAGTATTTTTTGATTCTTGTTGTACTGTGCGTTGAAATTGCTCCATACTTTATTGTGTATCATGTAATCAGTTTCGGCAATTTCTAATATCATCTTGGGGTCAACTGCCACTAGATAGTGTGGTCTGTGTGTTCTGTAAACGGCGTTGCAGGCAAAAACTGTGCCTTTCTCCTTGAGATCGTTAATATCTATTCCCCTTCGGGATTCTCCGTTACCTAATACGAATGCTATGTCTGACATTATAACTCTAAGTTATCGTCTTGTGCCGGTGTGCCGTACATCTTTTGAACAAATACGGCTTCTTCCTTCTGCTGTGCGTCGTGTGCCTCTGACGCCAGTCTCATAGAGTTGATATCTTTTAATGAAAGTCTGGTCTTCCTTGTGTCCTCGTCGTCTAATATTGATATGTCATTCTCAGGTTCGTAGGTCTTGTCCTGCTCAAACCCGTCTGCGCCATATGTGAAGAATTCAAATAGTTTCATTTTGCGTATTTAACCCTTTATACCTGTCCGCCACTGCCTGTGCCACCTGGTGTAGTGCCGCCACCACCCTGTCCTCCCGGTGTCTGGCCCGGCTGTCCTGGTTGTGGTGAGTCCGGTCCTGGTGCTTCTGCGTCGGCTGTTGGATCTTCGAACTGGTCTAGATCACTAGTGATGCCTGATTGAGTTACGCCTCCTGCACGTAATTGAGAATTTTTAGTTTGTTTCTTCTGTGGCACGTTGTTTTCTTCAGCCCATAGTTCTGCGTTCCTTGCCATTTCTTCTTCAGACAGTCCAAGATACCTCTTCAATGCAAATCTTTTTGACATGTAAGGCAGTTCCGCTACCTGTGTGAATGTGCCCACCCTCGCTTGGTCCATCTCCGTCTGTCTGTACTGCGCGAAGTTCTGTGGTGGATTCAATTTCACTTCGAACATGCCGTTGTCGATGTTGTAACCTTTGGATTTTATCCATAATTTGAACTCCTCATCGAAAGTTTCTGCTAACATACTTTGCAATCTCGCACAATATTTGTTAAATCTTAATTCTTGGATGTACGCAGTACCTACCCTACCGTCATTGTACTGTTGCTGTCCGTCTTCTGCTCCTGTTGGCAGATATGAACTTGGAATCCTCAGTCCTCTGAACAGTTTGTTGGTGAAGAATCTCAAGTCATCTATCTCTCCAAGGTTAGTACCTCCTGGAAGCGTGTCAACTTTAGATCCTCTACCCTCCGCTGTCTGTGGGAAGAAGTAATCTTCGTTTATACTCATTGGGTTGTATGTTGCATCGATAAAGTTTGCTCCACCCGATGCACTTGGAATTCTTCTTTGGTTGATTTCGTTTTTAACTCTCTCAACGAACTGCATCGCCAAGTGTGTTGGCATGTTACCCACGTCAATATAGAACACCCTTCTCTCAGGTGCTCTCTGTACCCTGTAGATAATGATTGCGTCCTCTAATAATTCTTTTTGCTTGTAAACTTTGAACACTTGTTCCAGAACTGACTGTCCAAAAGGGAACAAGTTGTCTAGTCCGTCTGACATTGACATATGAATCACGTGTTCTGCGTTGATGTTGTAGGCATTCATCGTCTTGTAGAATCTTCCGCCGGAATTTCCGCCTGCGAAACCAGACATATTGTTTGTGGCACCTGCGTTTGCGTAACTTGATCCGTACGCCGCTGTGCCTCCTCCTGTAGTTCCGCCGCCGCCGTATGTTTGGTTTGGTGTGATCTGTGTTGCTGATAATCTTTGTAAGTTTGGATTGATGTCTCTGATCACATATTGTTCAGGTTTCTTTCCTTCAGATTCGTTTACTACGATTCTGTCAACTTTTGCGTTGTCTATGTAAAGCCATTTCATGGTCTCTGGATCTCTGACAAAGAAACAGTCTCCGTATTTCAGTGCGTTCCTGAATATCCTGAAGATCCTTTTGTTGAACTTGTTGGATTTGGTCCACTGTTGAAGTGCTTTCTTCAAAAGTTTCACTTCGTGTTCGGTTGTTTCATCTTTGAACACAAGATCAAACGGTGTCTCGTTCTCTGTGTTCTTCTGTGTTGAAAATTCTGCGAGGATGTCCAGTGCCGCATTGATCTCCGAGTCCGAATCCATTTGGTCATACTGGAAGTACCTCTGTATCCTGTTTGGGTGTCCTGTGTAAACGTCAGGCAGGTAAGAACTGTAATTTCTCTTTGCGAAATTAGGCACTTTCTCGCCCGATATAGGAGACATGTTAGCGTCTTTGAAATATTTTTTCCAAGCCATACTTTATATTACAATCTTTTCCTCATTTAAGCAACCTAAACTAGGCCAACTTGATTACGATCTTTCCTTGCTGTGGTTTCTACGGCTTTCAATGCCCTAGATTCCACCGCAACAAGCGTATTTACGCCATTGGCCATATTCGCAATGCTTTGATTGGTGCTGTTCAGAGCGTTTACCATACTGGTCATTTTGTTTTCTAATGCTTCCGTGTTGAATATTTTTGCCAGGTCATTGTTGGCTGTCACGGCACTGCTCGTGCCTGCTGTCACCATTTCAGGACCACGCTCACCTGTGAGGTACATCTTGCCTGCGTCCATTCCACCACCAAACTGTTTACCACCGCCAAACATCTGTCCAACCATTGAACCTAGACCTGCTCCTACCAGCGTTCCCACTCCTGGTGCTATCATTGTTCCTAGCAGAGCACCTAAACCTGCTCCACCTAGTCCTGCAATTCCTTGCCCTCTGGTTTCTTCGTTGCCCAGCATTGATAAACTTGAACCAACACCAACGGCGGCACCCAAACCGGGCAACACTCTTGTCAATCCAAATCTACCTGCCTTGCCTAAGCCGCCCATCATGCCACCAAGACCCCCTTGTAGGTGAGCCGTACCTGCTCTTACACCTAGTGTTGTAATGGCAACCTGTTCGCCTCTGCTGAATAGATATTTTCCGGCCAGTATTCCGCCTATTGCTGTGGCTGTCAGTGCCGGGGATTTCGCAAGTGTAGTTGCTATTCCTCCAAATAGTCCCATCAGTCCTTGTAGACCATTAACAAATCCGCCCAGTGCTGGACCGAATGATCTCAAAAGTCCTGTTTCTATTTGTTGGAACTGGCTAGATAGGACCTTAGATGCTTGTTCGAATGTAGTCAAATTCTGTGTGAGGCTTCCGACCGCACTGTTCTGTTCATCCAATACTGATCCTGTGTCTGTGACTCTTCTACCCAGTTCGATTATTCCACCTTGCAGTCTTAAAAATTCTACCTGTCCTGTGACTGTGGCCTGTCTGAACCTGTCGATACTTCCTGCGGACACATCTCTGATCCTCACCAAGGCTTCTTCACTTGAAATAACTCCCGATATCAGGTCATTGATAACTCCCCTAGCACCCGGAATGTTCTGTACCAGTGCCAGTGCTGATTCGGTTACAGGCACACCTGCGTTGGCTATTAGATCCTGGAAGCCTTCTGCTAGGTCAGGTGATATGCCTTCTACCGTGCCCGCGAATGCCCTCAACCTGTTTCCAGTCTCCACAGTCTGCCCTTGTAGGAATGCCTGGAATCTTTCGTTTGCTCTCTGTGATTCTATTGATGCCCTTAGTTCATCTCGCTGTTGTCCTGTGAGTTTGGCCAATCTGTCTAACTGTTCCGCGAACGCAATAGAACTGTTGATACGTTGGCTGGTTGTCATTCCCTCCAACATTCCTGACCTTCTTTGATTGTCCAAGTTCAAGAGAAGAGTTTCATTTATTTCATCGACTGTGAATCCCAAAGGTGCGAGCCTATCTATACCTACTTCTCTTGTAATCCTGCCCAGTTCGGCTATTCCCCTGGCACCTTGCGTGGTCGAACCAAACAGTGCCGCTAGGTTATTGGAATTATTGGCAACTAATGAGGCAAAGTCATCCAATGGCAGTGCCGCTTCTGCCGCCGCAGTCCTCAGTGCCACGATGCTCTGTCCAAAGTTGGCACCCGTCTGTGACAGTTGCCTGAATGTCTCGATGTTTACGTCTAACCTATTTCCAAGAAGCCCTAGGCCTTTGACGTTGTCAGTGAATGCACTGATGGATCCTGATCCTTCGAACGCGGCCTTGCCCAGACCCATGAATGAATTACCAACTTTTTTGAGTGTCTCGTTGTAATTTTTGTTTGTCTCAATTAATTTTTCGGTGCCTTTGACCTGTTTGTCTATTTGATCGTACTGCTTCTCACCAATCTTGAATTGGTTCCTCGCCTGTTCCAACAATCTCTGTTTCTGCCTTAATGATTCATCGTCTGACTTTTTGATTTTTTTGGCCAGTTCCAACAGTCTCTTAGATTCCTCGGCCGCTTTCCTCCTACCAGAAGAATTACCACCGGTCTGACCGCTGTCTGCTATTTCCTGTAGATCCTTTATGATCTGCTCAAGTGTTGCCATTTGACTTAATTTCGCACCTTTTTGTACGCATATAAATATTGACACTTATACGCTGTTAGTGTATATTTATAGAATTAAAAAATGACAGAAAATAGCAATCCACTTAACAAGTACTTCAGGCAACCAGCACTGTACGTGTCGTTGCCGTCGGGCACAAACTACCCACCACACGTGGTGGCACAGTCACAGACCGGTGAGTTGGCAGTGATGCCAATGACCGCGAAGGACGAGATACGCTTCAAGACACCAGATGCACTGATGAACGGCCAGGGAGTTGTTGATGTCATCCAGAGTTGCTGTCCGGAGATCAAGGACGCATGGCAGATCAAGAGTTACGACCTGGACACCGTGCTGATCGCAATCAGGATAGCCACTTACGGCGAGACGATGGACATGAATTTTGTCGTTCCAGGCGCCAACGAGACCGTGAGCCATTCGGTGAACCTGCCGGCACTGTTGGAGCAGATCAAGGGCACAGAAATCAAAGACACCGTGGTATTGCAAGATGGACTCAAGATAAAGGTCAGACCTTTGACCTACAAGGACATGACGGCCACATCGCTTCAGACGTTCCAGCAACAGAAGATGTACGCGGCGGTACAGGACAGCCAGATGAGTGACGAGGAGAAGACAAAACGTTTCAACGATGCGTTCACCAAGTTGACAGAGATCAACGCCGGCATACTGTTGAAGAACATACAGAGCATAACCATGCCAGACGGCACGGAAGTCACTGACCCGGCACAGATCAAGGAGTTCGTGGACAATGCCAACGCCAAACTGATCAAGGACATGGAGAACCAAGTGATGGAACTGAGGTCACAGGGGGCGGTCAAGCCGCTGAGCCTCAAGGCAACAGAGGAACAGATCAAGAAGGGAGCACCTGCCACGTACCAGGTACCGGTGACTTTTGACAATGCAAATTTTTTCGTATAACATTACTTTCACAAACGGATTCTGAAATAATCAAGACTTTGAAGGACATGGAATCACAGCAGAAGGAACTACGTCACGAGCTGGTAAAGATATCTTGGTACATGAGGGGTGGACTGTCATATTCTGAGGCCAACGCACTGAGTCCCACCGAGCGTGAGATCATAGCAAACCTGGTAAAAGACAACCTAGAGACCACCAAGAAAAGCGGTCAACCTTTCTTCTAGAATATAGTATACTATAATGGTGTTTGAAACAGCAGATAATTACAGGACATTATGTCAGAACGAGATCTAGTTCGAGAACTCAAGGAAACAATCAAGGACTTAACCAAGGACCGTGATGAAGCCTTGGCCAAGGTCCTCACCAAGGAGAGCCGACTCAAGCAGGTGATGATCAAACTGGAGCACGCCACAGGAGACGTGCAGAGCATTGGACACAAGATAGGCGAGCAGAACAAACACATAGCGGACCTGGAGGCCAAACTGGACACCAAGGAACGACTGCTGGAAGAAGCACTGGAAAGGATCAAGTCACTGACAGATGACTCAACGCAAGAAACACACCCCGACACAGACGATAAAGAACTGGATTAAGGACTTCGTGACGAAGCCAAATCCCGTGTTCGGCAACCTGCCACCGTGCCCGTTCGCACAGAAGGCCATCGTGGATGACAAGGTGGAGTTCGTGGAACTGAACCGCACGGCGGACTGGAAGACCATATACCAACTGATCTGGAACACCGACTTCGACCGCAGGGACGTGCTGTGCATCATAGCGGACCCCCGGCAGTTCACGGCCGAGCAGACCGTGGCCATGGCAGAGGAACTGAACCACAGGTTCATGCCGCGAGACGTGGTGATCCTGGAGGACCATCCGGACATAGAGGAAAAAGTCAAATCGGTACGTCTCAACAACGGCCACTACACCCTGTTCCTGGCACAGCGACTGAGCAAACTGGAACGCTTCTCCAAGATGCTGGAGTCAGGCCCCTACTATCGTAATTGGTCTAAGGCTTATCTGGAATCAGTGAAAGGTTTCCGAGCTCGGAAAAAGTAGTCAGTTTGGAATCACGCCGGCACAGCCTCTTGTAGAGCCTGCGATTGCTGGTCCACTCAACTCCCGTCCACCACTCGAACCCCCGCCAACTGCACTTGTATTCCGAGGACTGCTCGTAGCCCGATCCCAGGTAGTAGAACGGCACGTGGTTGTCCCTGGCCCACTTCAGTTCCAGGTCCAAGGTCAGCGCACCTATGGGCGCGGTGTTGGCGTGTATGCAACTCTCCACGCCGGAGTACTCGAAGTAGGGGTCTCCGATCTGCTCGTAGTGGTTCTCCTCGGTGGCGTACAGTTTCTGCTTGGTGAACCCCACTATGTTGTCCGCGCGGCCGGTGTAGAACACCATGAAACGGTCGCGGTTGTGGTGGTGTCGGAACGGCGTGTAGTCCGCGCCAAATTTTTTCCTCTTCATGTACTGCTCGTAGATGTGTGGCAGTCCCAACAGCCGCACCATGTCTGAGGCGTCTATGATCTTGTACTCTATGTGTTTGCCGTTCAGTTTGTGCTCTCGGAAACGTGGACGCCACTTCCTCATGTTGATCCTGGTAC